CACCTCGTGACTGACCGGACCACTGGACGCATCTGCACGATGGACACCGCGTTCACGACTGAGTGCAACGGTGACCTGATTCGTCGGCTGCGCGTGCCGCCACCGCTCTGGCTCCAAGCGGGCGCCTCACGTCGCCTGTTTGTGTCCCGTCTCGAGCTGTTACTGGAACCCGGTCTCGGCACCGCCTCTGGACAGGGTGTCGATCCCCAGGTGATGATGCGGACGAGCACGGATCTGAAGACGTGGAGCAATACGCAACTCGCCGCAGCCGGCGCACAGGGAAACTTTGGCACGCGGGTGTACTGGACGCGGCTCGCCAGTTCCGACCGTGTCTGGGTGCCCGAGGTGACCGTCGCTGATCCGATTCCTTGGCGGATCGTGGGAGCGGACGTGGAAGGCCGACACATCCAGGGGCGGGACGCATGACCGATGCTCAACATAGCGCCGACACCGGAGGTCGTAGTCGAACCGGCCGTGGTGGAGAACCGGATCACCGGGCGCGTCACGCAGGTGATGCGGTACTGGCTCCTGTCGCTGGTAGACCGGCTGAATGGGACGCCGCAGACGCTGGACACCGTGCAGGCGTCCACGCAAGAGGCGTCGATCAGCGCGACGAATTTTGCGATCCTGTCAGTGTCACCGGGCGTGTATCGGCTCTCGATGGGAGCCAGGATTTCCCGAGCGGCGACGACCAGTTCGTCCCTGATCGTGACGTTCGGGTGGACCTCAGGGGGGGTCAGTTGCACAACCGCGAGTCCCGCGATGACCGGCAACACGACCGCGACCGTGGGAAGCCTGACGACCCTGGTGCGCGTGGACGAGGCGACGGAGATCACCTATGCGACGACACGTGCGACTGCGGGGGGCACGACGATGCAATACAGCCTGGACGTGTCGTGCGAGCAACTCGTGTGATCCGACCGGGCATCTTCATGGTGCCCGAGTTTCGCGCTGAATCGATAATGCGCCGGACATGCAAGTCAGAAGACTTGAACCGGATTGGAAACGATCCATCCGTTCGTCCCTGGCTTGGGGGTGATGTCCCGGCAGACTTTTCAACGGCGCTTGACAACATCGACAACATCGCGCTGGTGTCTGAATATGGAGGGTTCGTCTTTTTCAACCACGGCGCTGGTCGGTACGAGGGACATGCCCTGTTTTCTCCATCACGACCGAGTCAATCGGCTGTTCACGCAATGCGAGATGCGTTGGTCTATATGTTCACGTCTACGCCCTGTGTGGAACTCATCACGAAAGTGCCGATAGATAACCGAGCAACCCACGGGCTTGCACGACTCGCAGGGTTTCAGAAGCGATTCGACGGCACTTGCAACTGGAGCCGTGATGTCGAGAAACAGATAGGATTCTACGGACTCAGCCTGGAAGCATGGGCATTGCGGTCACGGGACGCGCTCAGAATGGGCCAATGGTTTCATACGGCACTGGAGACACTGAAAACGGCAACGGAGTCTCCCGCCCATCCAGAAGATGGGGTCCATGATCACATACTTGGAGCGACTATCGAGATGCTCCGATCTGGACTGCCGTGGAAAGCCGTCTTCTTCTACAACCAATGGGCGTCGTGGGCTGGATATGAGGCTATCGACGTATTGAGTGAAAAACCCCTGGTCGTGGAATTCGACCACATGAGGATAGAGATCATGTCCAATAGAATCGAGGTATTGTAATGCCTGCCCTAATACCGTTTATACCGGAGATCATATCTGGAGGTGCCGCAGTTGCCGGCGGACTCGGCTCTGCCAAGATACAGAGCGGTGCGGCCCGTTCTGGCGCACAACTCCAGTCAGACGCCTCCTATAAGGTCGCTCAATTGGCAAGTGAGTCCTCGGCTGACAAACTGGCCTACCTCAAGCGCCAATCCGAATTAGACCGGATGTCTAAACGATGGTCAGATAAACAAAATTACGGGTTGTCGAAAGCCAGGGATCTGAGTGACTTCTACCGATTCGGAGACACCGAGACCAACCGGCGAGCGGAGCTTGTCTCGGCTGGCCTCACTGAGGACAGGCGCAGGGGGGACACGCAACGCTCACTGAACACCATGCGTGCGCTGATGGGGATGCCAAATAAATCGCTGGTGTCGTATGTCCAGCCGGACGAGTTGCGCCTGACCGCCCCGGTACTGCCAGAATACGTGGAAGACCCCACGCCGTATACCGCCGATGCTGTGGACGTGGTCCCGACGACCAATGTCCGTCGCCGATAATAAACACGGGAAGAGGACGACTATGGCTATTCCTACTGGTTTCACTGGCGACCGAAACGTTACCGATACTATTAGAGGTCCACGCGTGCCAGGGGGGCCAAGGGGAGGCTACCCGAGGGGTCCGATTGAAAGAGCACCGAATCGGTCGGCAATACGTCAGGCATACAACGAGTATCTTGGACGTGAGGCGTCAGAAGCGGAAGTTGAAGGGTGGGTGTCGGGTCAATACGGCGGCGGCGGGATTGATGACTGGTTGAATCAGATCCGAAACTCTGGAGAGGCGGCAAACTACCAAACGGGACAGCCCCAGCGTGGAGCACGGGAGTATCAGTCTCGTATTCCTACTGATTTTACTGGAGACCCTCCAGTTACAGGTGACGACGACACAGATGCTGATGGTGCCCCGAAGCTTCCTGGGCAGGATCTGCCCGAAGTCATCAACTATGACCGCGAACGGGCTGAAGAGGAGTTACGAGCCGCGTACCGTGAGCATCTCGGTCGAGAGGCCAGCGCAGACGAGATTGAGGGCTGGTGGTCCGGCGCGTACGGATGGGGACAAGCGGGAATTGAGGGACTCCCAGGATGGCTGCGCGGCATTGAGCAGTCACCCGAGGCGCAAGACCGTGCAGGGCCAGGGACAGGAGTGTCTCCCACGGGCGTACCAGCGAGAACAGGCGAACCCCCGCCTGGATACGACCGGGACAAATGGAACGACCCTGCTCATCACACAACCAAATACGACGCGGCAGCGTTCCTCTACGGTCTGACCAAGCCGTCAGACATTGCTGCGATGGTGCAAAGTCCCGCGTTTCAAGCGCGGTTCCCCGGCGCGACCTTCGTCGGGAAGGACAAGATCGATTTCGGGGACAACCTTGAAGATGGCGTCCCGGTTGGCGTGATTGACGTGCTCATGGGGGCGGATCAGGGGGCGAACACGTCCAGCGGGTTATATTGGGGCTCTGAGGGAGGTGACGACCCGGCACCCGCGCCAAGGGCATTGTCGACCACGCAGCCGCCGCCAACGACTACGCCGACAGGGCCAGGTGCCCCACCGCCAGGATGGACCCAACCTCCTGGTAGCCCGTTGTTCAACCCGCCTGCGACACAGGGACCGCCCAGTATGGGCTACGGCATGGGACCGGGCGGTGGCGGCGGAACGATGGGGCAGATGATCACCCCCTACAATCCGCTCGCGACCTACAGCCCCACGCCGTATACCCCGCCGGCTCCATTCCAACCGCCGGCGTATCAGGGCGCGACACCGTTCGGTCAAGATCCATACGCAGCCGCAGTCCCGTTTGCGGGTCCAACGGCCGAGGACATGGCCGCAGACCCCAGCTACCAGTTCCGGTTGCAGCAGGGACAGGAGGCGCTGGAGCGCAGCGGAGCGGCCCGTGGGGTCACGAACACGGGAGGTACCCTCAAGGACATTTTGGATTACGGCCAGCAGGCGGCATCGCAGGAATACGGCAACGTCTATGGACGCCAACGCGACGTGTATGACCTGAACGAACGCAATCGGTTCAACGCCTATCAGGCCAACTACGGCAACGCGATGGACGCCTATAACGTGAATGAGCGCAATCGCGCAGGTGCATTTGATAGAAATGTTGGGACCGCCCGAGACGCCTACGCGATGAACGAGGAGAATCGCTATCGGGGGTATACGACCAACGAGATAGCCCGGTTGCAACAGAACCAGGAAGCCGAGGCTCGTCGGTCTGGTGCGTATGGCACAAACCTGGGCGCATACGAGAGACAGCAGCAGTACGGCCTCCGAGCGCAGGGGCAGGGGTTTGATCAGGCATTCCGTAACTGGAATGAGCAGTACAACCAGGGCCGCATGAATGCCACTGACACCTACAACCGGATGTTTGGATTGGGCACCTACTAATGCCGTTTCAATATACGCCCTACCGGAACCAATACGTCGGGTCCATTACCGACCTCATGGGTCGTGGACGTGACGCCGAGGCCCAAGCCCTGATCACGGCTGCGAACGCACAGGCCCAAGCGGCTCAAATCAGCGGACAGGCGTGGGGCGGGGCGGTCCAGGGCATTGGGAATACCATCGCGGCGATACCGGGGCAAATGCAGGCGCAGCAGGACCGGGAGATGGCGCTAAAAGCACAAGAGGCGGATATAGGATACACACAGGCGAGTACTAATGCGCTCATAGCAGAGGATCGTCGCAGGATTACCGACGATGCGAGTGAGGCTAATGAGGCCATCCGTATCAATGCCGTGTTCGGGAACCCAGACTGGAGGCCGGAAGACTTCGTTGCCGCTGCGGGTACAGAACGGGGACTCAAGATTGCCGAAGCGTGGTATGGACTACAGAACCCTCCAACTGATTATCTGAGCCCAGATGAGCAGGGCGAGTATTTACGCAAAACAGCTCTGGGGTTCAACGCTTTACCGGACTCGTTAAAGCCCGAGAAATGGGCTGCTGCGCGTCAGGCGTTATTAGATAATCCTAACCTGCGGATACCGGAAGGCAGTATCCCGATTGAGTTTGACCAAGTGTGGTTGAATCAATCCATAGGCTTTGGTCAGGACCCGGCAGGAAGCACGCAGGGGGGCGCGGGAACTGACTATCGGTCCTACTTGGAAAGAGTTGCTCAGGGTCTCGGGATTCCAGTTGCCGAGCTCACGGCAGAGCAAGAGCTAGCCGCAAGGCGACAGTTCACGACGGCCGGTTCATCACTAGCGACACAACAAGGTCGGGATGCAGACAGGGAGACAGCTCGGGTAATCGCTGACGCGGTGTGCAGGGGTGAACAGCCGCCGACCTTGACCGGGCTGCGTAAATATACTGGTTTAGTACGCGAGGAGATGGCGAAGCTGGGTTGCGACCTAACTGAATCCACACAGGACTGGAACGCGATAAATAAGCATATAAGCACGCTGAACAGCGCGGGTCAGTTGCGTATGCGACAGGCCACCACGTTCGCGTATCATTCCCTGGACCTTGTTGAGAAATTCGCCAAGGAGTGGGATGCTGGACAATTCCCCGCATTGAATAATGTTCGGATGGAGTCGGCAATGGCGGGCGCGCTTGGGCCAGAAGCGCAGCGCATTGCCACCAACCTCAATTCTACCATTACAGACCTTGTGTCTGAATTAGCGACGGTCTACCGCGGGGGGCTCTCTTCGACTGATTCAAGTATTGCGCTCGCGGCTGAGAACCTGAAGACCGAATGGTCCAAAGAGGTGCTGCTCTCTGGTATCCAGTTGATGCGAGACACGTTACAGATACGGCTCAATTCTATCAACACTACGGATGTGGCTGGGACGCCCTACAATCGGTATTCAAGAACCGCCGTACCGGGTGATGACGTGCCCGCTGGCGGTGTTGAGATGCGTGATAGGCAGCAGCACACCGACCCGGCCACTGGAGAGACATTCTGGATCATCTGGGATGAGAATGCCC